GTCCACACAACGGAAGGAACGAGTAATGGCTTACAAGAACAAAGCAGACCGTGATGCTAAACACGAATGGGAAATGGAAAAGAAACGCGATGGCGCACACGAAGCAAGGATGGAACGTCAACGTGCAAGACGTGCGCTGGATAAGAAGGGCGTAGCCCGTAAAGGTAAAGATGTTGCTCATAAGGTTGCGTTAAGCAAAGGCGGGTCAAACAAGGAAGGCTACACGCTACAAGCCCCATCAACAAATCGTTCGTTTAAAAGAAATTCTGATAAGTCAATGAAATAAAGTTTGCAAAGACGCTACCAAAGTAAGGTGTGAGTGATAAGTAGCGCGGGGGTTCTTCAAGATTGCCTCTTCATGAGATAACCGCACCAGTTAGCACGATAACCCTTTCAATCGGGAACTAACTGACACCTCGGAAAGACGGGGAACCCCCTCCACACATCATGTTTGGAGAGCATAACTATCGGAGAAGCAATGGAGATTATTCAGAACAAGGCGTTACTGCTTAAAGTACGTGACCCAAAACGGATTACAAACGTAATACCGAAGAGCAAGATATTGGAAGACGATGGCAACACCGCCAGCGTATTGGTTAACTGGGGGCTAGAAGAATCTATTGTCCTCAAGAATTTAAACATTAACGCGCCATCACCAATTAACGCTACATATAGTTGGCCGGGGTTGTTTAAACCGTTTGACCATCAAAAAGTTACATCGTCATTCCTAACCATGCACAGGCGTGGATTCTGTTTCAATGAACAGGGAACAGGCAAGACCGCTAGTGTTATATGGGCGGCTGACTATCTAATGACGCTTGGCTTTATCAAACGAGTGCTTGTTATCTGCCCTCTATCCATCATGGACTCGGCATGGCGCAATGACTTGTTTAAGTTTGCTATGCACCGCACAGTAGATGTTGCATACGGTAAGCCTGAGAAACGCAAAACCATAATTAACGGAGAAGCAGAGTTCGTTGTTATTAACTACGATGGTGTGGAGATTGTGGCTGACACAGTAGCAAACGCTGGGTTTGATTTGATCGTGATTGATGAAGCCAACGCATATAAAAATCCTACTACTAATCGGTGGAAAGTCTTAAACAAATTATTAAAACCAAACACATGGCTGTGGATGTTGACAGGGACACCCGCCTCGCAGTCACCAGTAGACGCTTACGGTATAGCCAAATTAGTAAACCCTAGCAATGTGCCAAAGTTTTATGGTGGGTTCAGAGACAGGGTGATGAACAAAGTAACGATGTTTAAGTGGGTTCCAAAACCCGACGCCAATGAAGTAGTACATAAAGCGTTGCAACCTGCAATACGTTTTACCAAAGAACAATGTTTAGACTTGCCAGAAATGTCCTATGTGACACGTGACGTACCGCTTACTGCACAGCAAGAAAAATACTATGAACTATTACGTAGGCAACTCATCGTACGAGCGGCTGGTGAGGAGATAACAACAGTAAACGCCGCCGCTAACTTAAACAAACTACTACAACTTTCTAGTGGTGCGGTGTATGCAGATACGGGTGAGGTTGTGCAGTTTGATGCAAGCAATCGGTTAGCAGTCATGCGTGAAGTAATTGAGGAGTCTAGCCACAAGGTATTAGTGTTTGTCCCATACCGCCATGCCATAGATATAGTGGCTGAAGACCTACGCAAACATGGCTATTCAACCGCAGTCATTAACGGTAGCGTAGCGGCTGGTAAACGGTCAGAAATATTTGAAAGATTTCAAGGCACAGACACACCACAAGTGCTTGTCATCCAGCCTCAAGCCGCATCACACGGTGTCACGCTACACGCGGCAAATACGATTATTTATTGGAGTCCAGTAATGTCCGTAGAGACATATCTGCAATGTAATGCACGGGTACACAGAGCGGGGCAGAAGAACCCCACCACCGTTGTGCATCTACAAGGGAGCGGTGTTGAGAAACGTATGTACACCATGTTACATAACAAGGTAGATATACATCAAAAAATTATTGACCTATACGGGGAAATACTGAGTTGAAACTCTTGACATTGTAAATTTTGTTGTTACCATATAGACATAACGAGAAGGAGAGAGGAATGACTGACGAAGTATCAGTAGATAGGTTAGTCGCCGCCTACATAAAAATGCGCGACAAACGATCTGAACTTCTGCGCGAGTACGAAGAAGAAGATTTAAACGTAAAAACACAGATGGAAGCAGTGGAGGTTAATTTACTTGACCTCTGCAAAAACATCGGTGCTGATACGTTAGGGAGCAAACACGGTACGGTAATGCGTACCGTTAAGACCCGTTACTGGACAAGTGACTGGCAAGCAATGCATGATTTCATCTTAGAACACAAGATGCCCGAACTATTGGAGAAGCGGGTTAGTCAAACTACGATGAAGCAATTGCTAGAGGAGAACCCCGACTTGATGCCGAAAGGTATGAATGTCGATAGTAGGTATGCCGTAACCATAAGGAGGAGTAAAAGTGCAACCTGATAATTTAACCGTGGAGGAAGTCGCAAAGTATTTGCGGGTCTCTCGACAAACGGTTTACACCATGATTCGTTCGGGGAAGATTCCCCATTTCAAGATTGGTAACAAAGTCCGTGTTAAACGCATAGACCTAGATGCCATGACCAATACCCAAACCCAACCAACCACCATAGGAGTAGAAGATGAGTGAAATGACATTGTTTAAAAGCGGTAACACATTACCCGCACACTTGCGTAACTTACAATTAGACGAGACCACACGTGCCCTTATGGGCGGTGCTGGTAGTGGAGGGGGCAAGCGCATCTCTATCCGTGGCAACGTGTTTCGCATGATTGTCGATGGTAAAGAGATTGCACAAAACGAAGACCGTTCAATGAACATCATTGTTGTAGCGGCTAATCAACACGTATCACGTAGTTACTATGCAGAAACTTATGAAGAGGGCAAGAACATTGCCCCAACATGCTGGTCGAATGACGGCATTTCACCTGACTCCAAAGTCGGTGAGCCACAGTCGGACAAGTGCGCCACATGCGCTAACAACATCGCTGGTTCGGGACAGGGCAAGAGCCGTGCTTGCCGTTACAGCCAACGACTGGCAGTTACGCTAGAGAACGACCTACAAGGTAATGTATATCAGTTGACATTGCCAGCGCAGTCTATCTTTGGTGATGTGGAAGGTGGCAAGATGCCACTGCAAGCATATGCTAAGTTCTTGGGTAGCCACGGCTTGCCAATTACAGCAGTTGTAACTGAGATGCGCTTTGATACACAAAGTGCTACACCTAAGTTGACCTTCAAAGCAGTTCGCCCCTTGGAAGAAACCGAGATGGCAACCGCCCAAGAAAAGGGTCAGTCTGCTGATGCCAAAAACGCTATCGCTTCAAACCCCGCACTACTAGACGGGGCGAAACCAAAGGCAGTATTTGCACCCGAAGCGCAACCCAAGGTAGATGCTGAAGAAGCCGAGCCAACCAAACGCGCCAAGAAAGCCGCACCGAAAGATGTGAGCGAAATCTTGGACGATTGGGCTGAGTAAGGGGCTGGGGGCTTGCCCCCCTTCTAACACTATGAACAACAAAGGTTATTCACGCAAGTTTGTAGATGCAAACAAAAAAGCAGACCAAAGACATATTGGTGTGCAACTTGGGCGCATCTGCATACTACGCGATATCCCTGTACAAGATGCGGCTGAATTCATCGGTGTGTCTAGGCAAGCCGTGTATATGTGGTTCTTGGGTAAGTCATTACCTCACCCTAGTATGCGCGAGACTTTGCAAGAACTCATTGCTAATCTCAAAGCCAAACAGTAACCCCGTTGGTAACTTGTCGCCAGCAAGTTATCAATTTTTAAAGAGCGAACATGACTTCACGGATACCTTTCCTATCCGCAGTCCTTGCCACCGAAGGCTTGTACTGTGTAGTAGGACTAAAGAAAGGCGCTCCGAGACAAACTTTTGTAGAGACACTTGAAGAGATTGATGGTGTAGTAGATGGACTGATATCCCAAGGGTACGATGCGTACTTTGGGTGTGCTAAGTATCTGAATGCCTCAGAAGGGCGTACAGCACAAAACGCAAAATGGTTTAAGTCTTTTTGGCTTGACCTAGATTGCGGAGAAGGCAAGCCATATGAATCACAAGCAGTCGCCCTTGATGCGCTGAAACAGTTTGTATCGGAGACGGGTCTACCAAGACCAACAGTAGTTAACTCAGGGCATGGCGTACATGTGTACTGGGTACTAACAAACACAATTTTTTATAACGATTGGAAGCCAACGGCTGAAGCGTTTAAGAAGTTCTGCGCGTCATATAAATTACACGCTGATACGGCGTGTACGGCTGATGGGGCTAGGATATTGCGTATCCCTGAGACATTGAACTACAAGGATTCGCCACCGCTTCCCGTAGATGTGATGCTCACCTCACAACCTATAACATTCGATAGGTTCAAAGCCATAGTAGGGGCGGAGGAAGATGTAGTAGATGACCCCGCACTGCCGTTCTCTGCACCCGCACATCGTCGCCCAATAGACGCCACGACTCGCGCATTGATGGGTAATAGCGTGTCTAGGTTTAGCACCATCATGCGTAAAAGCGCACATGGTAAGGGATGCGCCCAGTTAGTACACATTTATAAGAACCAGCAAGAGATTGAAGAACCTCTGTGGAGGGCGGGACTGTCTATTGCAATTAACTGCGAAGATGGTGAGTTGGCTATCCATAAGATATCCCATGCCCACGATGAATATGACCCGAAAGATACGCACGACAAAGCCACCGCACTGGTCGGCAAGCCGTACAAGTGTGCAACATTTGGCGGTCTTAACCCAAGCGGCTGTGCTGACTGCCCGAACAAAGGCACTATAACTTCTCCTATACAGATTGGTTCGCAGATTGCCGAAGCCAAGGCAGAGGACAACATAGTTGTCATGCGTAACGCCACGCTAGAGGAAGATATAACGGTAGAGATACCTGAGTACCCATTCCCCTATTTCAGAGGCAAGAACGGAGGTGTATACAAGCGTGGCATCCCATCTGAGAAGGCTAAGAAGAAAGACGAAGACGATGAAGAAGAGCGTGACGTACTTGTGTATGAATACGACTTCTATGTGGTCAAAAGGCTGACTGACCCCGATGCTGGAGAGTCGCTGTGGATGCGCCTCCATATGCCCAAGGATGGCATTCGGGAATTTTCGTGCCCTCTATCGCATGTGCTATCAAAGGATAAATTCCGTGAGGTGCTTGCGTATCAGGGCGTAACTGCATACAACAAGAAATTGGATAACCTTATGGCATACGTAACACGGTGGGTCAATGACCTACAACAAGTTTCTGAGGCTGAGAAAGCACGTCAACAGTTTGGTTGGCACGACAACGATACCGTATTTGTAGTGGGCAACCGCGAGATTACGGCATCAGGTGTGAACTACAGCCCCTCATCTTCAGCAACGGCAGAGGTGGCAACCCTCTATACCAAGAAGGGAACTATTACCGAGTGGGCAAAGGTAGCCAGCATTTACAACAAAAAGGGTAACGAGGTACGTGCCTTTACTTTGTTTGCTGGGTTTGGTTCTGCTTTGTTTAAGTTTACAAAACTTAGCGGTTCTATCATTCACCTTACAAACAATACGTCAGGTGTTGGTAAGACAACCATTCAGCACATGGTCAACAGTATTTGGGGTAGACCAGTAGAAACCCTACTAAACCAAGAAGACAAATACTTAGCCCGTATGCACCGAGTCTCTGTGCTTGGCAACCTACCGCCAACTATTGACGAACTAACCAACATGGCTGACGAAGAGGTTAGCAACATGGGCTACGGCATAACTCATGGTAGAGGGCGCAACCGTATGCAGTCACAAGTTAACGCTGAACGAAGCAACTCTTTACGCTGGTGGCTTATTGCTATTACGTCAGGCAACAAGAGTTTGTACGACCAGTTGTACAACCTCAAGGACTTTCCCGAAGGCGAACTCATGCGGATACTGGAGTTCAATGTCTACAAGAACGATGACATGAGCAAGGCTGAGTCGGATGAGATATTTAATGGTATGTATGACAATTATGGCGTGGCTGGTGAAGTGTTCATGCGCTACGTTATTGCCAATCTACCCGAAGTCAAAAAGATGTTGGTCAAAATCCAGCGTAAGTTTGACAAAGCGGCAGGGCTTACTCAGCGTGAACGCTACTGGTCTGCTACTGCGGCATGTGCCTTGACTGCTGGTGTCATAACTAGGAAGTTAGGTCTGCACGACATTGACGTAGGTTCTATCTACGCATGGGCTGTGGAAACAATTGGTAGGATGAAAGTTGAAGTACGGCCCGGGGTATCAGGCCCACTATCACACCTTGGTTTGTTTCTGAATCAGCACAACAACAATATGCTGGTTGTTAACAGTACCGTGGACAAGCGTTCGGGGCTACTCGAAGTGCCAATCAGGGAACCCCGTGGAGAACTTATCACTAGGTTTGAGCCTGATACCAAGCATCTATTCATCACCGTCAAACTACTGCGTGAGTGGTGTAGTGAGAATCAAGTTTCCTATAAAGGGCTGGTCGATGACCTCAATCGCATGGGTGCATGTCTTGGTGTGATGAAGAAAGCCATGTCTCGTGGGTCAGATATGTCCACGCCACCTGTAAGTTCATTGGTAATTGATTGCAAAAAAGCAACAGCACTAGACCCCGAAGACCCACCAGTGCTTATACCTTCAAATGACGATTTACAATAGCGGAGTGCCAGTTTTTATTGAATGGCACAAATTCGTAGTTGGTAGTTCGTTTTATATTCCAACACTAACGCCCGACACGTTAGCAGAGGAAGTAAGACGTGCCGCCAGTGAGCGGAACATGAAAGTCAAGTTTCAGTTTCGCAAGGAAGGTAGCACACATGGTGTGAGGTTCTGGCGTGTAAATTGATTCCGTGATAGAGTTCGCCTAGCACTGAATCTCCTCTCTCCTTTCAGTTGCTATCTCCCTAGTTAACCCCCGACTAATCATCGGGGGTTTTTTTAATCGTGCATCTCCATAATGCTACGCTCTATTTCGTTGCGTAGTTTCTTGTTGATTTGTACTCCGTTGTGCATCTCATCAGATATCTTGTCTCGCGCTGTAACAGACTTGTTTATGGTCTCATCTGTAATGCCAAGGTCATGTTTATCGCTCAACGCAAACAACTTATCTCTTAGCATATCGGCACGGTCGTAGTCACCAAGGCGGTCAGCGATATAGTATTGCTTCAGCAGTTTCTTGCTCTGACCAATAGTCGCATCGTCCACTTTCTTAGCGTAGGCGTTGTCTTCATATCTAGCCAACAAGTCTGCTGGGGCAAACCCTAATACCTGCATCAT